TTCTTGTTGGCCCAGTCCTCCGCCTTTGGATCCGGCGGTCTTGGGGCCGGACGTGGCTGATATTGAGGTTGTTGTGGCATTTGTGGACGATTTGGATCAATTCCACGTTGCTCCATTTCCTGTCTTAATCTTTCACGCTGTGCCTTGTGGGATACTGCGCGTTCCTCCTCAATGGCTAAACGGCTAAGTTTAGTTTGAGCGTCAACTTGCTTGTCAGTGTCCCCCAAATCCATCGCCTCTTTCAGCTCTCTCTTGGCTTGGGTGATCTGCGCTTCCACGCGATCCCCGTATTCAGCGACGTATCCGGAATCAACTTGTTGCGCCCTGCTCTTTATTTCTTGCGCGTCACGCCGAACTCCCTGCGCGTATTGAACGGCAGCCTGTTCGCGTCTTTCAGCTTCCCTCGCTCTTTTTGTTAACTTATCAATCCTGGATTGAACTTTTTTACCGTAGTCCTCCACTTCCGCTGAACTGGCGCCTTCTCCAACGCTGACATCCACTTCTTTAGAAGTGTCATCAACATTAACTCTCTTAGGCGCTTCATCGAGATTGACCTCGGTGACTGCACCTTCCGCTGGCAAGTCAACCATCTTGGCGTCCGCCTCTGATTGCATTTGAACTTGCATTTTTTCTTCTGCAGGCATATTTCCTCCTGTTATGTTTTAAATTGCAAGATATCCTCCGGGTCCTTGACCACGGCGATTATCTCGTCATCATTAAGTATTCTCACTTCACCACCCTCTATTCCAAATCTGGAACCGGCGTAACGACCGAATATGATCCAGTCACTTTTTTTACACCATGGTCCGTTTGGAAATCTCTCTTTGTCTCTGTAGGCATCCGGTCCTACCTTTAATACTAAACCTGTTACTGTTGAAAAGCCCCGCTCCTCCATCGTCGTGTCGGACAATATTATTCCACCCTTAGTCTTTCCTTGTCCCTTATAGGGGAGAACTAAAATTCTCCACCCAGTTGGGTTAGGTAATCGTTCTAATGCTTTATCAGTATCGAGATGCTTAACATTTTCAAGAGCCTCTTGTTGTATCTTGGAGATAAAACGATTCTCTTTTTCTTCAGCTACTTTATTATTTTCATCCGCTTCTATTGCGAGGTCTTTCTCCTCTAGAGCGAATCTACGCTTTGGTATCTCTTTGTTCTTCATCTTTCTGCAGGTCCTGTATCTCCTGTTCCATTATGTTATAGCCCTTGTATTCACCCACTGTCTTGTTGTACTCGTCAAAGCTGTGAATGCCAGCAGCGATAATGTTTTTCAGTTGTTCTTTGCGCTCACGAATCCTTTTCAGGATCACGTAGATAGCGGTTGTGTCTTCCATTCACGCGCATTATACACTAATTTACATAAAACGCAATTATTTTTTAACCAGACTTCCACCAAAATACAATCCAACGATCGCGGCCATAAGATGCGTATCCATCGGCGTTATCACCACGCCTGCGAACTGCCTGTCCACAAGCATCTCCTTCTGTTCAATCAAGAACAGAAAACCTCTGCTGAACTCCGTCCAGGTCAGGAAGACTGAAACGTCAAAAAAGACCGGAACGATCTTAGGCCAGACGATTATGAAGAAAACCGCCGTAAGGGCGATTATCCTCCTCGTCCACGTGAATCCCTTGTTATCATACTTCCGCGCCTTTTCAATCGCGTTCATCTGGAATTTTCCGCGTGCAAGAAGCATCTTCTGCTCTTCCTGCTTCGCCTTGATGCTCTGTCCCCAGATGGTCATGAAACCACCCAGAAGAGAGGATCCTAGCATTGTCACCATTTCCACTGGAAGTCCGAACATTATGTCACCAAGCTCACTATTCCGCCACGGGCGAATCCCTGCTGGAATCCTGGTCCTCCGTGAGTACTGATCATCATCTGCTGCAAAGGGTTTTGAGCGCCCCATAATTCATTTGGGTTTCCCCTCGGTATGGGTCCTCCTGCTGGTCCAATACTTCCGCCGCCGTAGCCTCCGCCACCGCCGCCACCGCCGCTGTAGTAGCTATCCCAGTAGTCACCGCCGTAGTTCATAGTATCACCACCGATTAAATTTCCTCGTTTATCTTTAGACCCACCCCAGTACCATCCTTTTGTAGTTCCTCCAAATCCTGGATCGCTTATGTCATATCTTCCTTTAAGAGGATCAAGAAAATCACCCCAGTCTGGAGAATATTTACCTTTATTAGCTTGTTCCCAAGCTATTAATTCTTCACCTTTTTGTGCAATCTTTAATTGTTCCTCATAAGATAATCCTGCCGGATTCCAAATGGGCATGTTAATGAATTTATCTTTTCCAGTAAGATAGGCTCGTGTTCTCGCTATTCTTTCTGCTGGTGTTTCAACTGTTGATCCAGTTCTTTCTCTAAATGCTGCTCTATCTACAGCAGAAGATCTTAAATTTTGACCCTCATTACCCATTCTCACGCTATGGCTAGTATCCTGTCGTTGCTGTGATCTATCTTGAGGATTTTCCCTTCCGGACGCTTCCGAACCACTCATGGATTCAGTTACATTACCCTCTCTATCAAACGCAAATGAATCATAATTGGGAATTCCATGCGGTCCACCGTGCGGTGTTCCTGGTTTATTCTCCTGTAAAAGATTTGCTTCTGAATCTGTGATGTAGGCTAGGTGCGTTTGGGGTGCACCGGCTCTTGTCTTT